CGCCCAGCGCTGGGCGCGGGTGTCGGCGTGGAACGTGGCGAGCGAGGTGCGGGTGACGTATTCGGACTGCACGTCCCGGTCCATGATGCCGCTGCCGTTGTCGAACACGTCCACGCTGCGGGCGATGCGGTCGGAGATGGGCGACACCATGACCCGGCACAGCGACAGCACATCGGCCCCGCGGTAGGCATCCAGCGTAGTGGCGCCGGCGAGCTCGGCGTTATCGGTTACCGACCATTGCGCGGCGGCAAAACTGTTGCGCCCATCCACGCGATCGAACTCGACGCCACGCAGCGTGCGGGCGACTCGCAGCGGCATGACGCGCGCGGCGGCGGATGATGTGGCCAGCGGGCGCACCAGCACCAGGCGGTCGACCAGCACCTGCGAAATCTCCACTATCTCGAGCTGCTCGGGCGATGCCCATACGCATGCCATGCCGCCTGCGCGGTAATCCGCATGGGCGGTATCGACCAGCAATTGCGTGAGCCCGGCAGTGAGCGCGCCCACGTTGCTGGCCTCGCCGAACATCGGTAGCCCATACAGACGATGCGCCCAGCCACCGACCACGGCCTGTGCGCGCGCCAGGTCTTGCGACTGCAGGTAATACCGGTGGTCGAACCCCTGCCGCGGCGCGGTCCGCAGCGCGATTCGCTGTTCGCCCGCAAACGCCTGGATGACATCGGTTTGCCATTCGAGCGTTTCGCGATAGTCGACCTGCGGCACCCAGGGCCACACCACAATGCGGCGGCCGGTGATGGTGACCGTGGGGCTGTTTGCGGCCTCGAACACCAGCAGCACGGCGGCATCGATGACAGGTGGGCCGTTGAGCGTGACCGACACCGAATACTGCCGCTCCTCGTTGGTCGGAAATACGGTGGGCGGCGATGCGGGGCCGGTGATCAAAATGCCTTCGGTGCCCGACTCCGACACCGAGGCGAGCGTCTTTGCGGAGTCCAGGTAGGCATTCCAGACCCGGAACGTGCGCGACTGCGTTGTGAAGAGGTTTCCGATGTCCAGTTGCGACGGGATGACGTGCACGCGGTGATAAAAGTCGTCGCTCCAGGAACCCGCCGCAAAGCCGACGATCGGCCGCCCTGCGGCAGATACCGGGGCGTTGTTGGTGTAGGGCGCGATGCCGGTTGTGCTGGTGCGCCAGGCATCGCGTGTGGCGAACTCGGCCAGAAAATCGTCGTAGTGCGTGCCGAGGTAGGCGTTATCCACCACCCCGCCCTGCGACGATTGTGCGCGCCATGCGTCGATCAGCGGCATGATCAGGCTCCGTCGTAACGGATGGCCCAGCCCAGCGTGCCCGAATGCTGGCCGGTGGTCACATTTACGCCCGTCCCCGCATCACGGAATGTCGTATTTTTGCGCACGAACGGATAGATTTTCCAGCGGTCGGGGCCAATCTGGATGACCTGGCCGGGCTCGTAGTTGTCGATTCGGGTGTAGCGGGCGTGTTCGACCTCGAGCACGAGCGAGCATTTTGACTCGGCCACCCACGCATACACTTGGATGGGCACGAGCACGGCCTCCTGGCTCCATGCATTGGGCAGGCGGGCGATGTGCGGCGCGGCGGGGCGAACGCCGATGATCTGACTCCCGGGCTGATTGGGCGGGTAGTAGCCCATCCAGTTTTGCGGGTAGCCCATCAGGTTGGCGTGGATCGTGTCTTGCACATATTGATGGTGTTCGGTGCCGGATGCGTAGTCAGTCCACCCTGTGTTCCAGAACGGCGCCCCGGATGCCTCATAGTAGAAAAAAGAGTATGAGTACGTCGTACCACCCGAGTCAGGCTTCAGCTCGTACCAACCCAATCCAAGATTCAATGACGTATAGATGTTCTGCCGCAGCGCATTTTGCGCAGTGACCCACATCCCACTGCCATTGAGGTTCTGCACCTGCGACTGACCAAATGCCGCCCAAGTGTAGAAATCCACGTTGTAGCGCACCACGATGTAGACTTCGTCGGGGTTGCTGTGGATGTGCAAGTGGTATTCCGCCGGCCAGGCAATGGCAGGGTCTTCAGGCCGGGATCGCCCCAACCGCGGCGTGACCGCAGACGGATCGACCAGGCCGCCCGCGTTGTCGCCTGTTCCGCCCTGGAAGATGAGCCCCTCGGTGACAGTAGTGGACACGAAGCTCTCGGTGGCCGTGACGGTGAGGTACAGCGCGCCCTTGCTGACAATGCTGCCGGATAGCGCCCAGCCGTTTGCGGTCAGCCCGTTGAGGAGCGCCGTGCGCAGGTCGCCGAAGTTGTTTGCAACGCCGGTGAGATAGGCCATATCAGTCGAGCCTCATTGCGTAGAAATCGTTGAACCCGGTGCGACCGACGTCACGGATGACGACGTGCGTTTTTCCACCCACGACGAGGGTGTTTTCCACCAGATTATTGAAGCCGCTGATGTGGTAGATGCCGTCGAGCTCGCCGTAGAGGCCATTGGCGTCCGAGAGCACAACCGGGGTGAGCGGATAGCGCGCGCCAGTGTCGCGCGTCTGGGTTGTGGCGCCGGCCAAGTAGGCGTTGTTCCAGGGGTAGCACTCGGGCTGCAGCCAGGCGCCGGAGTTGAAAAGCAGGCGCATGTTGGCGCGCGCGCCCTTGTATGGGATGGAATGCGTGGTCTCGCTGTAGCGCGTGGCCGGAGTGCCGTTGAGCATGCCGCCCACGACGAGTGGATACGGGTATTGCCCTGGCGTGGCGTAGGGGAGCATCTTGCCGAGGTACATGGATTCGTACACCCCCGGCGCCATTTTCATGGCGATTACGAGGCGCTGGCCATTGATCGTCATCCAGTAATCGATGTACTGGTTGTGGGCGGGCACGCCGGAGAGCAGCGCGGCGGGCTGGGTGTCGAAGGTGTTGCCCGGCACGTAGCCGGAGAAGCCCGCGGCGACGAGGTTGTAGTAGTCGGCGGCAAAGTTCTGGTACGTGCGCAGACCGACAAAGATCTGCTCGGTGCCGGTGAGGCCCGGGGCACGCAGGATGAGCTCACGGTTTTCGGGTGCGATGTCGTAGCGCAGCGTGGTCCAGCCGTTGGCCTCGGCAAACGTCTTGACGGCGGCGAGCATGTTGTAATGGGCAAACTGCCCGGTGTCGTCCACGAACCCGATTTGATGCGGCATGGTGTCCTCAGAATGCCAGCGAACGGCGGTTGCGCTGAACCACGTTCATGATGAGTTGTTCGCCCGCGTCGGTGCCGAGGTAGTCGCCCACGACGCCGGGGTCCAGTACGTTGATGTTGCGCACGTTGACCTGCGGGGCTGCTTGCTGGCCAAGTGCGTGATTGGGCACGATGGCCCCGGCGGTGTTGGGGGTGAAGAGCTCCGGACCGCGCTCGCCGACCAGGTAGGTGCGCCCGGTCGAGACGGGGCCGCCCGATGCGCGGGCGCCGCCGAAGAAACTGCCGATGAGGCCGGCGACACCGCCCGATCCGGCCGCGGCGCCGCCCAGCATCTTGAAGACCTGCGAGGCCAGCATTTCGCTGGCCATGCGGTGCAGGGTCTGCGCGAACCCGTGCGCCATGCCCTTGAGCCCGCCTTCGAAGGGGTTGAAGAGGAAGTCAGCGAACGCCGTCTGCATGTTGCGCGCGGCCTGGTCGGCAAAGGCAGTCATGCTTTCGGCGGCGGCGGTGGTGGCTTCTGGCAGGTTACCCAGTGCGGTATTAGCGGCTTCGCTGAACTGCTCGGCGCTGATGCGGCCCTGCTCGAACGCCTGCGCGAGGAATTGCATGGTCTCGCGCTGGGTCTCGAGCTGGGCCGTGGGGGTGGCTTCGATCAGGACATTGAGACGTTCCTGCTCAGCAGCAAGGCCGCTCGCCTTCTCGGCCAGTTCGTCATAGCCTGCCTGCGCGTCGAAGATGGCGCGGTTGTAGGTGTCCTGACTGATTGCGCCTGCGGCGCGGAGCGCATTGAGGTGGGCAAACTCGGCAGAGAGCTTTTCGGCAGCGGTGCGTGTTTGCTCGTAGACGCGCTGGCCATCCTGCATGAGGCGCTGCATCTCGCGCTCGGCTTCAGACGGGCCCCTGCGACCCCCGCCGCGGGGTGCAGCGGTGGGCCGCGGTGCAGAACCGGAGCGGGGGGCAGCGGGCGCAATAGCGCCGATGCCACCCGAGCCCGCAAGGTCACTTCCTGCGTTCTGCACTTTGGCGCGGAAGAGTGCGAGCTGGCGCTCTGATTCCGCCAGGTCTTCTTTCAGCCATTCGCTGATCGAGGCAGCGCCACTAAAATCCCCGGAGAAGATTGCCTTCCACTGTGCGGCACGGGCGCCGATGGTCTTGCCGGCCTCTTCGAAGAAGAACGCCACCTCGCGCGCGGATATCACCAGGTCCTGAAGGACCAGCTTCAGCCATTCTGCGGCGGATCTCGCAACGTCACCCCCGTTGCCGAAGCTGATCAGCTCCGAGGCGGCCACGGACAGCGTAGGGATGAGCTCGCCGGCGATGATGTTTTTGGCGCCCTGTACCTGCCCCGCGAGCTGGTCCATCTGCGACTTGAGCTCTACCGCGGCGCCGATGGTCTCAGCAGACATGATTTGCCCGGTGCGCAGCGCCTCGTCACCGAGGCGCGCCATCTCCTTGCCGCCGTTTGCCAGGAGCGGGATTAGCGCGGTGGTGTCGCTCGCCATGGCCTCAAGGTAGAACGTCATCTCCTGCTGGGAGACGCCGGCTTTTTCCAGCGAGGACACGTAGAGCTGCAGGGCTTCGGGGCCGGAGAGGCGGGCAAACTGGTCGGCGGTGACGCCGACCTTGGGCGCGATCTGCTCAAAGAAGTCCTTCATCGGGCCGCCACCTGTGGCGATGAAGTCGCCCACGCGGTCGTTGACGTCCTTGAGGATATCGGCGAGCTTGTCCTGCTCGATGCCCACGGTGCGCGCGCCGACGGCCATGGCCTGGAAAGCTTCGGACGAGGTGTTTGAGATTTGCGCCTGGCGCTGGATCTCGCGCGCAGCGTTGGTGGTCTGGTTGATGAGCAGCACGAGCGCGCCGGCGGCGGCGGCGCCCGCGGTGGCGGCGGCTGTGCCGATGGCCGAGAGCGCTTTGTCGATCTCGGCCGAGCGGCGCTGGGCGGCCTTTGCGGCGCGGTTCATGTCGGTCTCGAATGAGCCGGTGCGCGCCAGCAGATCGACAACGATGCTGCCCGCTGTAGCCATTCCATTACTCCTTTCTGATGCCGAAGGCCGCCAGGGTCTTGAGGTCGGCGGCGCTGAATTCGGACTGCCATGCGGGGGGCTGCAGCCAGTCGAGCTTGTCGGTGATGCTGCCGCCGGTCATGGCGTGCGCGATGAGCGCGGCGGGACGGTGGTGGCGGTGGAAATCGTCGAACGGGTAGTTTCGGTAGAACTCGCACCAGGATGCGAACTCGCGCTGCGTGATGCTGGCCTGCAGCTCGCCGATGGTTTTGCCGAGCGCGAGGGCGAGGACGTGCCAGAACCACGCCTCGCCGCGCTCGGCTAGACGTTTCCCGTACGTGCGCCGTTGATCTCGAGCACCACCGCGAAGAGGGCGTTGAGCGGCCCGGACTTGAGCGTGAGGGCTTTTTCGTAGGTCATCGCGGGGGTGCCGTCCGGGTTGCATAGCGAGGCGGCGACCAGCTTGGCGGCAGCGCCGTCCCGCAGATCGTCGTTGCCTTCCTGCGTGAGTCGGCTGAAACGCATGAACTCCACCGCTGGGATTTCGCGGAAGTGCAGCTTGCGCACCTTGCCGCCGATCTCGACGGCGCGCTCGAGCGGCGCATCGGAGATGAAGAGATCGTCGTCGAGCATCGCGCTTACGCCTTCCAGTTGATGGTGATGCCGCCCGAGCGCTGGATGGTGAGCGTTCCGCGCCAGACCTCGTTGGTGGTGCCGTCGAGGGCCATGTCGGAGACGTAGCCGGCGAAGGTGATGTTGCTACGCGTGGTGAGCGCGGCAAAGCTATTGGAGCTGGCGGTGACGGTGGGCGCAGCGGTGCCGTCGGACATGCAGATCATCCAGTTGAGAGTGTCGCCGCTGTCCTTGAGGGTGAAGAGGTCCTTGTGCGAGGCGTCGCCGGCCTTGAGCACGAAGGGCACGGTCAACTGGCCGGGGTTGCCCAGGCCGCGCACGAAGTTGCGCTCGATGTCGTCGAGGCAGGTGGTGTCAATCTGGTCGGCAGCGCCGCCCAGGCCGCTTACGCCGGTGGGGCACGTGACCTTCACGGCGGTACCGGTGGGCGAGCCGGGTTTGACGAAGTACAGATGCGTGCCTTGAGTCTTGAGTTCGTTTGCCATTTCGGGCTCCTGAAATGAAAAAGCCCGCGCGGGCGAGCTGTGGTGCGAGGGGTGAGGCGGACTGCGTTAGCGGGAGAGCCACCAGTCGAGCTGGAGGCCGATGCGGTAGAGCTTGGTTTCGGGGTCGCGGATGTTGATGGGGTAGCCGGTGATGTGCGCGTGCGGCTCGATTGCGTCACGCACGGCCACGGCCATCTGCACCACACCGGAGCTGGTGGGGTGCCAGCAGTCGATCTGCACGGTGATGCGATCGACGAGGGGCGACTCGGAGAGGGTGTTTTCCGGACTGCCGCCGGCGAGGAACCAGGTGATGTAGGGGGCTTCGACGTCTTGCGGGGCCTCGGCGTGGGGATAGATGCGGGCGGCCACCTGCGCGGCCACAGCAGGGGCTGCCGCGAGTGTGGGGTAGATCGGTGGCAGCATCATCGGCCTCTGTTCTGCGCGGCGAGCTTCTTCACGAGGCGCTCGACGTCGGCCGCGAGCGTGGTCTCGATGGTGCGGATGGCCTCGGCGGCGTGGGCGGCAAAGGTGGGGCGCAGCCAGGGGAGCGCCGGCTGCTTCGAGCTGCCCTGCTCCATGATGAAGGCGATGTCGTTGGTCTGGATCGTGCGCTTGCGGTACTGGTGGCCGCTGGGGTGCTTTTTGGGCCGCACGGTGACGACGTAGCGTTCGCCGTTGATACGGTCGAGCCGGCTGCGCTTCATGATGACGTTGCTTGCGGTGAAGCCGGTGGTTTCGGTGATGCCGGTGGCGCCCGCGGCGTCGATCGAGCGCTGAAGTGCCGCGCGGGCGTTGTCGCGGATGAGCTTGGCGCCCCGTGCGAGCGCGCGGCGCACCGGTCCGCCGCGCTTGCTGACGACTTCGGGCGGCAGTCGCTTGAGGGTGTCGAGCACGCCGTCAAGGCCGGTCATCTGGACTTCGACTTTCACAGCGGGGCCTCTTGGTCACGTGCGACGGGTAGCAGGTCGCCGTCGAACGAGAATTGCGGCTCATCAAGTTCGTCGGCGTCTAGTGCTCCGAGCAGCGCATCGAGCTTGGCCTCAATGCGGGCGAGGCGGGCGCGGTCGGCATCATCCATTATTGACCGCCGTCTCGCACATGAGCGTCAGATGCCCCGCTAGAGTCGGGTCCGGCAGTACCGCGCGCACATTATAGACGTCTGCACCATGCCGGACCCGCATCGCCGCAGCGATGTCGGACCGGAAGCGGATCGTGATGCGAGCCGTCACCCCGGCCTGTACAGCCTGCGCGGCCACGAACTCCCTGCCTGACAGCGGGCGCACCTCTCCCCACACTTCCGCGACGTGCGACCACGTCTCAATGACGCCCCCCCACTCGTCGCGCGACTGTGCGCTCGATTCAATGGTGATCCGGTGGCGCATGTGCCCTGCAGCGATTGTCATTGCAGCCTCACATGCGCCAGAGCGCGCGCAGGATGACGCGCTGCCAGGCGAAACAGATGCGCAGGTTGGTGGCGGCGATGGTCTCGAACGCCTCGGACCAGCGCAGCGCGTCGGATGCGGGCCGCGCACGCGGCCGCCACTGCATGACTATGCCCATCCCTGCCTCCGTTGCTTGATGCGGTTGTAGACGGCCACGGCGCCGCTCCAGGCGGCGACGATGACGACACCGAACACCGGGTCGACACCGAGCGCGGCGGCGACGGCGGCGGCCTGCTCGGAGTCTTGCCCGACCAGCGCGGCGAGGGCCGCGGCGATCGACAGGCCCCCGGAGACGGCGATGGGCGAGCGGGCGAGGCCGGATTCCGCCTCGACGGCCTGCGGCATGGGCAGCGGGTCGTCCGAGTCGGGCGTGAGGTAGAGCGCGGCCTCGCGGGCGCGGCGGGCCGTGAGTCCAGACAGCGCACGACCGCCGGACTTGTTCCAGAGCGCGAAAGCGCGGGCCGCCGACTGGAAGTCGCCGGCGTTGTGCTGGCGGAGCACCGTCGATCTGGCGAACCCTTGGTGGCCGATGTTGTAGGCGAGCGAGACCATGGCGCCGAGCTCGTTGGGCGAGGCGTCGCGGGCGAGCTTGCTGCGCACGCCCTCGGCGGCCTCCGCGATGTCTTCGAGCAGCCAGCGGTCGGCTTGCGCCTGCGTGCAGGTATCGCCCATGCGCACGCCACGGGTGCGACCCCAGCCGATGGTGGGCACGCCGGCCGGGCAGCGATAGGCGGTGAGGCGGCAGCTTTCGGAGCGGGCGATCTCTTCGACCGCAGCCCAGGCGATGGGCCATGATAGAGATTTGTCGGGCAGGGTCATTTCTTGCGCTCCTTGTGCTGCGCTTCGGCCTCACTGGCTTGGCGCGCGCACACGGTTTCGTAGGCGCCGTACGCCGCGATGGCGAGCGAGACGACGATGATGAGCACGTGGATCGCGTTCACTTGGCGCCCCCCAGCCAGCGCTGGAAGAGGCGCTCGAGAGCCGACGTCCCAAGGCTGGCCAGCGCGGCGGCCAGCCCGATCTGGCCGGCGAAGGTGAGGTCGGGCACCCACATCAGCGCAGTGCCGGCCGCGGCGCCAAGCCCCCCTGTCGATAGCGCGCGCCCGACGACGATGCGCCAGGTGAGCAGCTCTGCGCTGGCCAGCAGCTGGCCGATGCCGATCAGCATGCCGACGAGGGCGAGCACCACCGCTTGCAGGATCTGCTCGCCGTAGTGGGAGAGCGTCTGCAGGAGGGAGGGGACACGGTCAGGCATCGTGGTCAGGCGCGCCAGGTGCGGTAGCGATCGAGCAGGCGGTCGACGTAGGGCGTGTCGGCGACGATCGTCCCGGTGATGTGCGCTTCGCGCTGCAGGTACATCGTGCCGAGCCGGGCCTTGATCCACTGCCGGATTGGTTCGGGGACTTGCGCCGCGGTGCCGTAGCCGGCAGTGACGGTGAGACGAACCGGGTACGGCACCGCGCTCGACAGTGCAGGCCAGGCGGCGGAGACGCGGATGACGGCGGGCACGTCGCCGGGGATGAGCACGTAGTCGGCGCCGGCGAGCGTGCGCTCGACGCCGGTCGGGTCGTCGTACTTGATCGCCACGGCGGACACCGGCGTCTGCGCGAGCGCGAGGGTGTCGGCGTCGGGCCATCCGGTGAGCCAGGTCTGCCAGGTCTGTGTCACGAGCTGACGGCCGATCTCGTGCTCGGCGGCCGCAGTGGCGGCGACGATGAGGCCGAGGATGAGCGCGTCTTCGGCGTCGTGGTCGACGCGCAGGTGCAGCTTGGCCTCTTCGATCAGCAGCGCGGGCGGCGTTGCGGTGGGCGCGATATGCAGCATGTCGATCGTCCGTCAGGGCAGCAAAAAGCCCGGCACGGGCCGGGCTGCGGAGGTGTGCCGATTGTCTCGGCGGCCTGGAGCCTGCCAGGTCAGGTGCGCTCCAGCCGACGTGACGGGCGCGCGAGGGGGATTAGATATCCGTGGGCATCGTGTGCATCAGCGGATCAATCCCGCATGCGCGAAAATATTCAGTCGCGGTGACATCGATCAGCTCCCCTGCCGCTATCCCATTCGCGGTGAATTCACACCATGCCCGCAAATGGTCCTCGTAGAATGACACCCCGCCTGCGGGCGCCGACTCCGTATCCGCGCCGCCTGCGTCGCAGTTGTGCGTGTATGTCATGATCGCAGTGCCGGCTTTGCGGCAGCGATTGATCATCGACAGAACCTGGTGCTTTGTTTTGCCCTCGGGCGAATACGCAGGCAGCGCGTAAGGGCTGCACGCGGGAGCTACGGGATTCAGCGTGAGTCCGCGCGACGTGATTCGCGCGAGCCGATAGCCGAGATCGCGCGCGGACTGAATCACGTCGACGTTGTAGTCCCCAAACGGATACGCCATCAGAGCCGCCGCGGTGGGCACCCCCCTGCGCGACCAGTAATCCCGCGCCGCGGTAAGTGCACGCACGCGCTCAGACTCGGTAACAGAGTCAAAATTCTCGTGTTTCCAGCCGTGCCCCCAGATCTCCCACCCCTTCTTAAGGCCGGCCAAAATGTCTGCATGCGACATACGCTCGGAAAAATCGCCGGCATAGCTCGGCACGACGTTGCCGGTGAACCGAAACCCATAGTCCTCCAAGACCGGGATCATCCGGTCACGGATCGACAGCGGGATGTCGTCCGCACTCCAGATGACCGCTCCCGTCGCCCACTTTTTGCGCGCGTAGTGCAGATGCCCGACGTGGAAATCAAAGTTTTGCGCCTTTGCCGATGTTGCATATGCGCGAATGGTCACAGACCGAATCGGATTATCCGGAGATGTGCCGGCCTGCTCTGTCCACGTATGATCGTATTCGGTGGTGCCGATCACCGTCTGCCCGGCAGTCACTTTAACTTCGCCCTGGAGCAAGGTGATCACGAACATCCCTCCTGGAATCTCCGCTCGATCGAGTGTAATTTGCCGCCACGGTGTCGGCAGCCCAATATCCGGGCCGGCCGAAACCAGGATTTGCAGGTACACATCCTCGAATCGGTGCGGAAACCGAACTGGGAGCATCAGCACCGTGTCGGCATCCATTTCGGGCGGGCTAGCGATATCCCAGAACCGAATTTGCTGCGACGTTCCCGACCCCGATGTCCCCGCTGGAATGGTCACTTTCGCCATCGGCAGCCCGGAGATCGGGCAAATTTTTTCGAGGTCTGCGACGACTGCGCCGCCGCTCGGCGTCACGATCGCCGAATACGTCGCGGTCCCGCTGCGGTCATACGGCCCGCAGATCCGGGTCGGCATGGTGTGCACGAGCTGATTCCAGCCCGGACGCCACACCAGCTCACCGAGCGAATTTCTAACCACCCCACCCGGCGAGGTCACGGCCAACACCGGTGTGCCGAGGGTGTCGCGGCCGGTGCCGATCGTGCTCACCTCGCCGGTCGCGGGGTCGCGGTCGGCGAGCACGTGCGTCTGTTGCAGCGTCGGGTAGCGGGCCACGCCGATCGACAGGAAGTAGTCCGCGAGGTCGTCGGCCAGGGTGTAGGTCTGGCCGCGCTCGTATTGACCGCCGCTGCCGTTGGGGCGCGGGTCGATCATGGTCAAGGTCTTGGGCATCGGGGTCTCCTAGGGCCGCGCGCTGCGGCAGGTTTCGTGCATGCGGCGGCAGGTGCCGGCCGCTTCGATGAGGTCATGCGTCCAGAGGGTGACTGCGAGCTCGTCACCGGCCGTTGGGATCGGCAGTGACGGGCAGGGCGTCAGGCATTCGCTCGGGCGCTGCAGGGTGATTCGCGGCGCCAACGGCGGCGGCGTAGTCGCGCAGGCGCTCGTCA